GCTTTAGGCGATCATACTGCTGAGGAATGGGCGACATACAGGCAAGAACTACGTGACCTCCCTAGCAAACACAGCAAGGTGTCTGAAGTTGTTTGGCCTGATGATCCTCCTACAGCGGCAGCGAAGGCAGCGGAGGAAGCAGCCGAGTAATGACTTTAACTTATCGACCAACACGAAAAATGGTGGGCGATAACGCCAGATCACTTGAGTTTGAATTAAGAAAGATACAACAGAAAATACAACAAATGGACAGTTTGATAGATGCGAATCGTTTAAACATATTTGGAAAGAGAGATTAAATGTCAGGAATAAGATATAACGCCTCTCAGTATGGGTCGTCTATCGGTGACCAAGCATTAACAGTCTCTAATACTGCTGTTGCTTGCACTGTGCCGACTGGTGCTATTGCGGCGATGATAACGAATGGTGCTGAACCTATAAGAGTGCGTTGGGGAACCCCGACTGCTTCTGTTGGTCACTATTTGAATCCGTACAGTGTCATGGATTTGTACCAAGACGATTTAACGGATGTGAAATTTATTAGGGCTGGATCATCAGATTCTGATATTCAGATTACATACTTTGGGTAGGTGTTGTTGTAATGAGCGTACAGAGAATAAACCAGCGTATAACACAGACAAGCACGGGAGACATTTCGGATGTCAGTGCTGGTACTGCTCTGAGCGGAGGTGGGTCTTCGGGGGCTGTCACTCTCAATGTTGTTGTAGAGACTGCCACCCTTGTCATTGCGGGTCAGGTGTTTAACTAATGGCTAAATTGACGGCAAGGCAGCGGAGAAACATGCCGAGGAGCCAGTTTGCTATTCCTTCTAAAGCGCCGGGTTCTGGTAGTTATCCTATTAATGACAGGTCGCATGCTAGGAATGCGTTGGCTCGTGTAGCCCAACATGGCACTCCGGCTCAGAAAGCACGTGTTCGTGCCGCTGTTAGGCGGCGTTATCCGGGTATTAAACAGGGACGGTAATGGCGTACAACCCTTATGGAACTGATTACAATGTGAGGGACCCTTTGGGGACTTCTCCTTCGCAACGTTTGGCGACTGCTTTAGCGGGAACGACTTTACAGAATCGTTTGGCTCGTAATAGAACTGCTCGTCAAAAGTATGATACGACTAAGGGTGTTTCTGATGCTTTGCATAAGTTGAATGCTGGTTATGCTCGGAGGGGTTTGCAGGATTCTGGTTTGCGTAAACGTGGCATGGGTAAGTATTTTACTGATTTGTATACGTCTTTGGCTGATACTGAGATGGGGTTGGAACAGGCTTTGTTTGATTTGACTGCTCAGAATATTGGTGCGTATAACGAGTATTTTGGTACGGCTTATGGTCGGGAGTTTGATGCGATGCAAGATCGTGCGGAGCGTGCGGCTCAGATCAGGGAGGCTAGTTACTGATGGCTACTAATTTTGGTCAAGGATCATCAAGTTTTTCTATAGATTTAGAAGAAGTTGCTAGAAGACAAAGGGAAAAGAAAGCCCGTGATTATTGGGCTAACACATGGGATGATATACCAGTCAATGTACCGGGAACGTTTTCTAATGTACAGGATCCTTTTATGGATTGGCAGGCACAGATTGCTCCGGGTGCTATGGAACGTGGAATGCCAAACATGACTAATTGGCAATTGGCTAATCAGGGTGGTTGGGCTGATCCTGATTTTGTTCCTAGACCGTTGCCTGATGCTATGAGCATGGAACAGCAACAAGCATATTATGGTTTGTCTACTGCTGAACAGGATGCTTTTGATGCTTTCATTGCTGGGATCGAAGCAAACATGGATCCTAGTACTACGTTCTCACCTCCACCTGCTGCATCTGCTGCATCTGCTGCACCTGCTGCACCTGCTCCTGCACCTGCGCCTCCTGTGCCTTGGTATGATCAGACAACTCCACAAAGTGTTGTAGACGCATATGGTACTGCTAATGCTTTAACTGATCAAATGAGTCCTGAAGAAGCCGCATGGCTTGAGATGGCTCAGGCTCAAGGTGTATTTGGGAAAGGTTTAGATCAAGTTCCATTTGATCAAACTGTGCCTACAGCAGATTGGGATCCTGAAATGACATATGGTCAACAACTAGTTGACGACCCTCGTTTACAAATGAGAACAGATTTAGCAAGGGATCTTTTAGATCAGGGCTACACGGTTGCTGATATAGAACAGTTCCTAGGTATGGAATCTTTGATGACTAGCGAAGAATTGGGTACAACTGCCGGTCAGATGGTTGATCCTAGTTTTGCGGGTGTCGGTTCTCAACAGTGGTTTGATTATATAGACCAACCTTATCAAGAGACTGCTGCTTGGGTTGATTCTCCTGAGTTTGCCGCAGAGTATGGAGCGCCTGCTCCTGCTGGACCTACTGGTCCTGCTGGACCTATGGGCGAAGGGGATAACGGTGGGGGTGGAGGTCCAGCCGATTTTGGTGGACCCGCAGAAGCACCTGTAGATGATCCTTTTAATAATTTTGTGAGCAGTCAGACTGAAGCGTTGAATCTTATTAAGGAAGAATTTGATGCTATAGAAAAGGCTATTACTGCTGCGAAAGATGCTAGTACTGAACAGTTGACAGGTTTGCAAGAGACTACTCAAACAGCGTTGAATGCTATTTTTGATAAACAGTATGGTACTTTAAAAGATCCTATAACAGGTGAGTTGCTTAATCCGGGTGAAATGGATCGTCTTCTTTCAACTTGGAAAGATGAGCAATCTAAGTCTAAAACAGCGCGTGCTACAGACAAAGCAGTTATTGGTGCTTTGGCTGAAGCGGAGGGTGTTGCTTCTGCTGTGGAGTTTAATGCGATAGATCAATTGCATGGTGATCAGGTAGACACAATGTTCCAGTATGTGGATTCATTGTGGCGTATAGGCAAATTATCTAAAGATGATCGCGACTCTATGCTTCTTAACACTATTGCTTCTTACAAGGCTGATGTTATAAACAATGCTATCCAGTTGATCATGGGTGCAAGTATTGATAGGGCAGGTAAGGAACTTGATGTTCGTCAAGATGCTTTGTCTGCTAGAGATGTAGCCGATTATTTGGATGTTCCTGCTAATACTATATTTGCTGGTATGCGTGGGGATGTTCCGATTGCTGATATGGCTTATGACACTATCTCTCGAGAGGATGCTCAAAAGTTTACTACTGATGAACGTTTAGCAAGTGAGAAATTCCAAGAAAGAGAATCTGCGTTGGATCGTGCCATTAATCAGCAGCGTGCTGATACGGCAGATGCACAATTAACTGAATCTATACGTCAGTTTAACGAAATGTCCGCTTCGGATCAGGCTAACTTGATGGCTGCTGGCGTGGACTTGACTGAAGGCAGCGAGACTTATGGTCGTATGGTTGGTTGGGATCCTTTGACTGGTTCTACTTATTCTGATCGCGTAGCAGAACAGCAGTTTAATTTAGGTTTAACAAGTCAAGGTATTGACACTAGAGAAGTGGTTCCTAATCCGTGGGTTCCGGGTGAAATGATGGCTAACCCTGCTTATGGTCGTCCTTGGGGTTGGGATCCGATCACAGGATTGGGTACAGCGGATCAGGCTGCTGTCGATTTGGCGGCTGAACAGTATTTAGATGCTCAAGATGCAATCGAGTTGCAGACTGATTTGGAATGGTTGAAGGCTGGTTTTGATCAAGACACTGGATTGAAGTTAGAAGTAGATGAGAATCAAAGAGTACCGACTGCTTTCACAGAAGAAGACTTTTTAACTTTAGGTGAAGGTATAGGAGAATTTAAACAAAATCCTTTCCCTGATACTGGTGGTACGTGGTGGATGAGTCCTGAAGAGATGGACACTTATGGTTCTATTTTAGAATCGGTTGTGAATGCTGCGGTTACTGATCAGCAAAATGAGTGGGCTGAAGCAGATCGTGCAGAAACTCAGGCTGAGATAGCAAGGGCTAAGGAACAGGTTAAAGCAGAAGAAGAAAGATTGGCTGTGTGGGGTGATTATCCTAACACTGAGGGTAACCCACGGTTGGCACTAGATTATTTAGCGAGTCCTGTTCTTAGAACACGTTTAGAACAAATTGTATCAAAAGCATTAGTAGATGGTGGATACCCTATTGGAGGTAAGAGTTCATCGGAAGAAGATTTTCCTCTTGGTAAAATAGATGTACCTAAAGGTACTGGTGCTTCTGATGTATGGTTAACTGTGTTAAATGATTTAGCACCACGAGATGTAGAAATTGCTATGATATTGGCTAATATTACTGGTCAAAATGTTTCAGGTGAACAAACAATGGGACCCGCTTTCTTTGAAGGTAAACCACGAACTTTAACAAATACTTTCGGACAAGGCTTTATAGCGAAACCTGACGGTACTTGGGAACCAGCGTGATATGGCTGATGTTTACACGCAACTGCAACAGGCTTTAGATAGAGCAAAAGCACCTAAACTAACTCCACCTTTCAGTAAGCCTCAACCTGTTTTACGTTCATCTTTACGTGCGCCTGCTAGTAGTCCTTTAACTGATCTTAGGTTACCTCCACGATCTGGTTACACCCGAACTTTAGGCGGTGGTGGTGTAGCAGGTAGTCCTCTACCTGATCCTCCTTCTGAGCCAACCGGAGGTTGGCGTTCAATGATAGGCGCTCTCGATTGGGGTCGTTCTGCTATAGCGAGTACTATTAAAGAAGGTATTGATGCTATTCAATTTTGGACAGATGATGGTGGTTTTAGTCCTTCTGACTGGTGGGATCAGACAAGAAACCATTACGGTTTTGGTGATTTAATTCGTGATGAGCGCACTTCTGTAGGTATTGGTTTAGCAGCGTTGGCTCCTTTGACAGGTGGTGCTGCGTTGGGGTGGGCTGTGCCTTTACTCGCCAGTGGCGCAGTTTTCGCAGACAACATTCACACTGATCGTGTGCTTGGTTTTGTTGGTGATGTGGCTATAGATCCTTTAACTTACATGGGTGGCTACAACGTGATGGCTCGTAATTTGGGTTACAAGGGTGTTGGTTTACAGTTGGGGGAAATAGCAAGTAAGAGTCCTAATGAGGTTGCTGGTTTGTTAAGAGCAACAGGTGTGAAAATAAAAGACACTAGTAATTTGGGCAATAGGGCTATAAAAATTGCTGCTCGGGCTGTGGAGGAGGGTGGTAAAACTAGAACTATTTCTGGTATGTCTCGGTATTTGATGAGACAAGGTGAGGTTGGTCAGGCGCTTGCTAAGTCTATTGGGATTGATGCAGGGTTGCGTTTGCGTGTGCCGTTTACGGGTATGGTTTCTTCTGCGGCAAAGTCTGTGGATGATTTCATTATGGGTGCTGGTAGGAGTGTTATGCAGCAGGCTCCTGCTAAGAGTGCTTTAGGTAGGTTGGAAACTATGCTTGCTGCACGGGCTTCTACTACAGCGGCAAAAACTGCTACTAGAAAATTTCCTGAATGGATGGATTTAAAATTGTTGTTGGATAAACAACGGGTTAAAAACATTCCTACTAAATACAAGGTAGGTAAGACAGATAAACAATTCCGTTCTTACATTAAAAAAATGAGAACAGGGCCACCTGATACTTATGGAACTAAGGTTCCTGTTCCTCAACGTGCAACGGTTGGCAGGGCTGCTAGAGCGCCTGTGGAGTTTAAGATTGGTAGCCGTCAGGCTAAAATGGGACCGGGAAGAACATTTTTTGGGGCAGCAGATTTACCTTTACGTGCTTTAAGAAATCTTCCTATATCCGGTTCAATATTGAAGCCTTTCGTATTGGGCGCTCGTTTATCTGAACAAGGTGGAAAGTATTTTGATGCTTTCAAACCTGAAACATGGCGCAATTTGGATCCTACAACTCGAATGGACATGGAGCGTGGGCTTGTCAGAAAGTTCCGTGATCATTTCAGTACTCCTGACAAGTATTTTCAAGACTTGTTACAAAAGGGTGACATGGAGTCGCTTGTTACTGCTTGGGGTAATGAGCAGTCCATGGCTTACGGTAAGGGTATTTTAAATTTTTATGAGTCTGTTGGTAAAAAAGGTGTTGATGATTTAACTAAGTTGGTTCGTGCTTGGAAGATACCACCGAGAGATTTGAATGTATTGTTGCGAAATTTGTTTGCTTTCGGTGTGACTCCTGATTCCCCTGATTTAGTGAAACAAGTTTTTAATAGGAACAGTGAGTGGTTCAAAAAACTTCCTGAGAGTGTCCAAAATTTGAGTGATGACCAGTTGGAAGAGGTTGCTACTGTTGCTCTTCGGATGATGAATGAATTAGACAGTATCAACATGCAACAGATGGGTGATGAGTATTTAGAATTAAAAAATGCTTTCATGGCTTCTGGTGAAGGTGGCTATTTCCCAAGAGGAATGTCTGATTCTATGTCTGCAAAATTTAACCATCAGACAGGAAGCGACTTACCAGAGACAAGCGGAGCGTTTCATTCCAGACACGAATATGACAGGATATGGACTGCTGGTAAAAAAATAGAGTTGCCTGATGGTAGTGAAGCGTTACGTGAGGCTCAATTAAAGAATCGTGCAGTTAAAGTTGGTGACAAGTGGTACATCAACAGTATCAAGAATCCTTCTAAACCTTTTGTTATCCGAAAGCCTTCACTTGTTAATAGGACTACTGCTGATCAGGTTGATGATGTAGCCCGACAAGTGTTTGGTGAACCTATGTACAAGGAAGATCCGCTTGCGATCTTGCGTACTTATTATAAGAGTATGGGGTTGAAGGCAGGTCAGAATGCTTTCTTTAAAGAAGCGGAGCGTTTGGGGTATCCTTTAACGCAAATGTCTGATAGGGGTATTCAGGCTTTTCGTAATATGGCTAATGACACTATAGAAGGTGTCAAAACTAAAATAGGTGATGTTCGTAGTGGTGGTCAAAAAGGATTAAACAGAGTGGCTCAGTTGCGTATCACTACTGGGGTGGCTGCTCAAGAAGATTTAGATGCTGTTAATAAATGGTTTGATGACATTGAAAAACGGATACAGAAGTCTGAAGAGTTCATGGAGGGGGCTGAATTTAGGACTGACATTCCTGAGATTCGTCAGACTGAAAATGTTATTGAGGGTATTGAAGGTCCGAGTGTTGTTAGGAGCAGAAAAGGTCAGGATATTGAAACTCGTTGGCAAGGTGAAGGTGTTCCTCAGGCCCATGCTTATACGGGTGAACAGTTGTATTTTGATCCTATTACTAAGTCTGGTATGGGTGATGAGATTCTAAAAAGAATCTATAACAGTGATCCTGAGATTCAACGAATTTTTCAAAAAATGTTTCTTGGTGCATACTCACGGGCTACAAATTTTCCTGAAGAACAGTTATTAGCGATGTATGTGAAAAAGGCTAGGGGAGGTTTAGAGGGTACTCATAGAGCAGGTAGGGGGCTTAGAAGACTTAAAACTTCTGTAACTATTGATGATGCTGCACCAGCAACGAATACTAATGTTATCACTCGTGCTGATGCTGAAAAAGTTGCTGATAGTGCGCCTCAGTTGTTTAGGATAGATAATAATGAACTAATGTTTGCTGTTGATCCTGTTTGGGCTAGAGAGTCTTTAAGGGCTAAAATTCCACAAACACTTGAGGAACTCAAGTTGTTGAGAGAAGCATTTGATTTGCAAATTGCTTATGTTGGTCGGATAGAACAGATCAGTGATGAACTTACTGTGATAGCAAATAAATTAAATGAAGAGATGTTACTTGGTGGGAAGGTTAGTTCTGAGGTTGATGCTCTTTTAGTCAGGTCAAACGAATTGGCTACAGAAATGGAATTACTTCGTTTTAATATGGGTACCAGAGTTATGCCTCAAATAAATGAGTTGGCTCCTCGTATTAAAATAGTTAGTCAGTCTTTAACTAATCGTGCTATGCCTGCTACTCCGGCTCTCATCCAATATTGGGATGATGGCGCTCGTCAAGCGGGTAAAACTTTTAGTGGATTGAAGGCTACTCAAAATGATGCTGTAAATATTATGTTGCAGAGAATTATCCATGAAAGAGAACATGGTGACACAATATTACTGAGAGCAATCATGGGTATGGATAGTGCTTATTGGAAAGAGGCGTTAAAAGAAGGTCAAAATTTCCAATTTTTAGAACCTGTTAATAAAACTTTAGTTGATGATGCTGTTAAAAATTTCACTTTGGAAGATTTGTTAAGTCTTTCTGTATTGTCTGGTATGACCATGAAACGGGGAGTGCCTGCGGGTGGGTCAAAATTGTGGAATATAGATCCTACTTTGCAAAAGGTTGTGTCACATGTTGGTAGTAAAGGTGGGGCGAAAGGTCAATTAGATGTTTGGACGGGGATTGATTTAACTACTACTGAAGTGCGTCAACTTAAAAAAATGTTAAGCACTGTACGCAAGGAACTGAAACGGTTAACTGATGAAGCGTTAGAACCTTTAGATGACAAAATTACGGTGTATGGATACGGTGAGTTGCAAAAAGGACCGTCTTATAGTTTGAATCCTGCATATGATCCTTATCAATCAGGAGTTGCTGGGGCTGCATTACGCCCTGATATTGACCCGTACAAATCGGGGTTCTCTGCATTTACTGTAGATAAAAAAGATGTCGTGTTTGCAGTTGATGCACGTGGGGGGTGGCGTAACGCTTTTGGTCAACCTGAAGCAGAATTGTTAATTAACCCTAAAGCAGCATTGAAACGTAAACCTACTCCTGTGACTCTTATGGATGACATTCAAAATTCAAGTCGTGCTATGGGAAGAATTTTTGATGACAGTTTTGCTTACGCTGGAGGGCGTGAAAATCCTTCTTCTTTCAGGAAGAGAGAAACTCATCCTTCCCGTGGGATGGACCCTCAGGATAGTCCCGGAGAAAGTGCATTATCTATTATGGATGATCCTTATCAGGCTCACCAATTTGGTATAGCATATCAGCCTGCCTATCCGGGGCAGTTGCCTATTATAGCAGCAAAAGCAAGACAATTAAAATTGTCGGATGAGACAGTTGCTATGTTAGAAAGCATAGAAAAAACTATCGAAAAAAGTTACGCTAAAGGTACTAAAAGTTTAGCACCCACTGACCCATATCGTGGCAAGACAGGCCATTTTCAGAAATGGGAAGATTATTATGAGACTGCTTCAAAAGGAAGTATAGAGTTAGAACATAACGATTTTATTGGAATTGGTATATCCGGTAAAATAGATGTTGCACAATCTAGACAGTTACTAAGGCAGGCTTCTGATGCAATAGCACAAGCGCGAGATAGCAGTCGTTTGAAAGGACTTTTAGATCCTGATGTAAGACAAGCAAGTAGGCCATCTCTCAGATACAGAGTGTCGGATGCTACGGATGCAGAAATAGCCACGGCTATTGAAGAAACTACAAATAACGCAAACCTATTATTTAAAGAGGCTGCTGGTTATAGAGATCAGGCTGCTTCAGTGCGTGCAAATTGGCAAACTTTATATGGTGATGATTCTGTTGCTCAGACCACACGAAAGATTCGGCAAGGGTTGTTGCCTGCTTCAGAGGATGCAGATTTTGTGCAGAAGATTGTAGCCGAACCTAATGTAACTGGAGAAGGACAGTTAGGGGATTTCACTGCAGATAGGTTACTGCAATCACGAAATGCTGAACTTGAACTTCAAACAGGAGTAATTGGACGAGAGTCTCTTGATCCTGCTACAGGAGAAATGGATGATGCTACTGAGGCGGCATTAGCACAGGCTTTGCGAGATTTAAGCGCACAAGAAACAAGCCCTAGCCAGATGTGGTCCATGTTGGACAGATACTATTTTAATCAAGGTACTGATTTTAAAAAGTATCCATTTAAAAGAGGTCCTAGAGCGGGCATGGAATTTCCAGAAGGTGGGCCTGAAGCAATGCTACGTGAAGCAGAAATGCTTGACCAGATGGCTCTTGTAGCAGAATTAGAAGCACAATCATTGGCAAGAGAAGCAGCGTCTTACATTAATTTGACAAGTTTTCAACGTGGTATAGGAAGGTTGCGTGGTGCGGGTGCAGATATACCTGAGTTTAAACCTCCTAGAGTTGATGACAGGGTTTCCACTGATTGGGAGAAAGCATGGAATGCTTTCCTTAAAACGAGTGGACCTCAAGAAGAAGTTATAGATAAGAAAATGGTTGATACTTTTATCAATACAATGTTGGATGGTACAACCAATTGGGGTCCTTGGAGGTTGGCTTCAGGTAACAAGAGTTTAGATGAGGGTATGATCGCTGCTGCTGAAGCGTTTCAAAGAATGAACACACCTATGGAGGTGGAAGGTTTATTAAAAGCATTTGATAAGTTGCAAAACTTTTTAAAGGCTGGAATGATTTCGACTCCGGGGTTCGTTATGAGAAACATTTTTGGTGCTTTCTTTAATGCTTGGTTGGATGGTGTTAATCCTAAATCTATTTTTGATTCGATGAATACAACTAAAAGAATTGCTAATCATGCGAGTGATCAAGGCATGTCTTTCTTGGAAGCGGCTCGGGATGTTGCCTCTAAGGAAGGCACTGAGTACATGAGAAATTATGTTGGTTTATTGGAGCGTGGTGTTAGAGGTGGTGGTCAGGCTACTGTGTCAGTTGATATACCTCTTGGAGGTGCAGGCTTTAGACAAAACAGACCTAGTGGTTTAAAGAACTTGGCTCGTGGGCAAATCATGGTTGGTATGGATCAGGCTAAAGCAGCCGACATGATTGCTACCAGTGCTGTGCCTTGGTCTAGTAATTTTGCTTATTATCAAATGGTTCGTTCTGCTAACATGCAGGCTGAAGACATTATTCGTTTAGGTGTTGGGTTAGACACGATGCGATGGGGTGGAGATTTCAATGATGCGTTGGCTCGTATCGCTAAAACCCAGTTTGATTACTCCGATTTAACTGAGGTTGAAAAACGGTTCTGGTCTAGGGCTATGCCATTTTATACGTGGACAAGAAAAAATGTTCCTTACCAGTTTCAAATGTTAGGCAAGCATCCTGCTAAATATAATGCTGTGATGAATGCTAAACGTAACCTTGAGTGGGGGACAGAGGATGATGGGGTTGTTCCCGATTATCTGATGCAACCTTTTGGTATCAGAATGCCTTTTGAATTTGCTGGTTCTAGAGTTTATTCTGTTCCTGATCTTCCTTTTCAAGATTTGTTTAAGGTTGATCCATTTGCTAGAACTGAGGGTGAGATAGGTAATCCTTTGTTTGGTGTAGAAACCATGTTACAAAATTTAGCATGGCAGGCTACTCCTATTATTAAAACTCCTATCGAGGTGGCTTTTGGAAAAAAGTTGGCTTCTGGTGTCCCTATGACTGGTGAAAAAGTTTCTACTCCTCAACCGTTGCGTGGTCTTCCGGGGCTTATGCCTGCTTTAGCATCCGTAGGATGGGCAGAGAAGAGTGAAGATGGTGAGTGGATGATGGCTGATCATATTCAATATATTGTTCTTAATTCTTTACCTGCTTTGGGTACATTACGGCGAATGGTTCCTTCGGAAGCAAAGTATCAGCAAAAGTTTTTTGAAACTATGTTTTCTTCTATGGCTGGTTTGAGTGTTCGTCGTAATACTCCGCAAAGACAAGAGAATTATGAAAAGTATTTGCGTTATAAACAGTATCAATTAGATCGTGAACAGGGTGCATTAAACTATTATTCACGTGGTGGTATGTCTAGAGAAGGTTCTGATAGACCGTCTTATAGCAGAACTTTTCAGTAGTCGGGACAGAAAGGACTGATAGTTATGAAACACTTATCAAGAAGTGATTGGGGAGCGAAACCTCCCCCTAAAGGAAAGTTCGACAGGTTAAACCCTGCTCGTGTTACAGGCGTTGTTATACACCATTCTGGTGTAGAGAACGGACCTCGTGGGTCAGAGGCTGTTAAGGCTTTTGAACGCCATCACATGGGCAAAGGCTGGGATGGTATTGGCTACAACTGGCTGGTTG